TTTTACAGAGGAGTCAGGCGGCGATACGGCGAAGGGCGTGTTCAGGGCATTGAATTGGGCCACCGATAGTCGCCTAGAGGCGCAGGGCATTCCAGAAGCAGAGGCGCGCTGGAGCGAAATCATTAACCACCTGACCAATCTGGAAACGTGGAACCAGCGTCCGCCAAAGCGGCTGGGACACATGTACGAGGTAGACATATCGCACCCAGAGGGCGCGATGCTGAACTACGACAAGCCATTCGATGACGATGTGGGCGCGAGGGCGGCTGCGGTGCTGCGAGACCGCAACCCAGCGGCCATAAACAGGCAAACGCTGCAAGACATTGAATCGGGGCAGTGGCGATTCATTGTGCCAAACCAGAGGTACGGCAGTCCGTACCAGCGGGCGGCGTTTAGTCTTGCCGAAATGGCGCGCTCCCGCAGCGGCGCGAAGGCACTGCAAGAGGCAGGCATACCGGGCGTGCGCTACCTAGACGATGGATCGCGCCACGGCGGCGGGCCAGTTACCCGCAACTACGTTGTGTTCCCCGGAGCCGAAGACGGGATCAGGATTCTCAGGAAGTACGGCGTCATGGCCCCGGTGGCGGCAGGCGCGGCATCGCAGCAGGAGCAGCAGAAATGAGCGAACTGATTCGCAGGCTTGTTTCCCCGTCCATCCAGCCAGATCGTGGCATGCCGGATTTCAATGCCGATGACCTTTTGGCGGAGATTTTTGCGGATGACAATTTGGACGTTCCGGCTGGAGTAGCGGCACTGCCGATGCCGCGCGATCCGTTCGCCACGCTGTTTGCGGACGATGTGCTTGAGGAGAACGCAGGCTCCACTGCCCCGCTTACGCAGCACGTATTCGGCTTGGACCCTGATGCGCCAGATGGCCCAATCATCCCAATGGGCCAACTGAAGACGATTGAAGACTTCAACACCATGGCCCCAAGGCCAGATAGACAGGCGCAGTTTGGCGACCTACCGGCGCGCGGCTCTGAAGTCGCCATTGTCGATCCGCATCTCGCCCTTCGCCAGATGTACTACGATCCGCTGGGGCTGGGCGATGAAGTGCAAAAGCGCATGGATTCCGGGGCGGGCGTGATGAATCCGAGGCGCGAGTACACAGACGGCGTGACCTTTGAACCCGACTATGCAAACCCGTGGCTGGAGACACAGATACGCAACGACGGGTATTCATACGCCGAGGGCGTGGGCGGCTATCACTCTGCGCCGAGAGTTGGCCGACTTGGCCCCGCAGACAAGTTCATCGATGTGGCGGCCCATGGCAGCGACCCGAAAGGCACTGCGGCGCACGAAATGCGGCATGCCATCACAAAGGACGATGTGTTTACTAGCCCGCTGATGCCGGGCGTGGAGAATGCGGCACTCGCACTGGGAGATAAGGCCGCGCAGTTGCAGCATTCGGCCAATCTGCACAGCCCGCAGGAAGTGCTGGCGTATTCGGCGGAAGCCATACCGCTGTTTGCGGAGACGCATGGTCGCCTGCCAACAACCGACGCTGACGCCGACGAGGCGATGAGGCTCATTGCGGAAAAGAAGGGCGAGGGCAGCGGGCAGATTGGCATCCTTAGCAAGGCGTATCAGGATGACCCCGCCACACAGGACTTCATTCGCAAGGTGATGAAGACCGCCTACGTTGGCGCGCCGGTGGCTATGGCCGCTGGCTCCGCCGGTACGGCTAATGCGGCGCAGGACAATCCGCTCGTTGACTACTCCGTTGGTGCCAAATACCTCGATCCGAACGAGGTCAGGACCGCTCCTTGGTCGCCAGCCGAAGCAGAGACGGGTACGGAGGGCTACGGTCGCTGGTCGAAAATGGCACCGGAGATCATGTCCGAGCCGGTGATCTCGTCAAAGTACATGGCCGACCAGTTGGGCATGGCCCCGGAGGTGGCGCAGGAGGTTTTTGGCGACCACATATCCATGGGCGATTTCCTCACCACCTACACCCGGTTGACGGAGGCCAACGCGCTTGCCAATCGGCTTCGCGAGAATGGCGTTCCAGAAGAGATGATTGGCGGCATGGTGCAGGCGCAGTCGCAGCACTTCGGCCCGCAGTGGGAGGCGCAGGCAGAGGCGGCAAGAAACTCCATCGTCACCGGCAAAGGAACCGCCGCGCAGATCGCTCTGGCGCAGCGCGCCTTGGGGGCAGTGCAGGCGCACACTCCGCAGGGGCAGTACGCCCAATACGCTGGCAGATCGCCGGAAGAGCAGGCCGCTGCGCAGAAAAAGTACGGAGACAACGCAGACTTCAACCTCACACCGGCTGGGCAGCAGAACTACCGCGCGCAGCGAGTGATGGAATTCTTCGATGCCTCTCGACCGGACTACGGCCCCGCCAGCGGATGGTCACAAACGTGGCGTCTGGTCGGTGGCCCGCTGGCGTCTTTCGGGGCGGCAGAGAACGCGGTCTATGGCGGCAAGAAAACGTCGGACGGCAACTGGCTTGAGGACTACAGGCTGCTTAACCAACCCGGCGGAAAGTACGAATACGCAGCCAACGCTGCGGATCGCAGCCGCTTTGATGACAGCGGCGAATACAACGTGTACGCGCCAGACGGTCAGCCGAAGTACCCGTCGATGAGCCTCTACAACCCGCAGGGAATCGTTGACGCCGGGTTTATGAACTCCTCTTATTCGCTTGGGTACGCCACTAACGCGCTGGTCGGCAACAGGCAGTGGGGCGATTTTGTCGGCACGGCCATGGAAAAGGGTCTGGGTTACGCCAAGGACAGGTCTGACGCGATCCGCGACTTGCGGACGCAGGGGTTCCGAATCACTCCTCACACCATCCCCGGCGTGTCCAACGAGGACATGCAAAAGGGAACGGCGGAGATCAGGTCAAACGACGCGGGCAGTGATGCATTCGCTTCCGCCACGCTTGGCCCATCCCTCTCCAAGGCAATGGGAACGAAGCCGAGTTACCTAAGTCCGTTTATGAGCGCAGCCACCAACGTCTTGGGAGACACGGTCAGCGATCCGATCAATCTGGGCTTCCAAGCGGTGGCTCCGGGCCTGCCCGCTGCAAACGCCGCCGCCAAGGCCGCGTTTTCCGGCGGCAAGACGATGATTCCGCAACTCTCCTCCATGGCGAAGGCGGGCGCGAAAGCATACGGGAAGGGGGCGGCGAAAGCATTCGGGAACATAGGCGGCGACACCGCCGAGGAGGTAGCGGAGTCTGGAGTTTTTGGTGCGATGAGCGGTCTGGGCGATATGTTTTCTCCGCAGAAAAACAACGCGCTGATCGACAACTACGGCAACGGCAAGCAACCGGGTGAAGAGGGCTACAGCGCGTTCGACGCCAACGTCAACCGCGTCGAGGCTGGCACAGAAGCAGCGCAGCCCATCATGGAAGCCAGAAAGCGCGCTCGCGCGAAGCCGACCTCGATGGACTACCAGCGTCCACCGGCAGGCGGTCGGATGATGTACTAAGAAATCCTGCTTGGGACATGCAGGAGCGAGCGCAAGAATCGCCATAACTGCCAAAGGAGGACAGTTATGAGCGAAGACGCAGAAGTCGAAGACGTTGGTGGGGTGGAAGAATCGTCTGTCGAGGAAGTCTCGTCGCAGGCAACTCCCGAGCAACCGGAAGTCGCAGCACAGCCGCAGCAGCAAGAGGTCTGGTCGGCGTTTCGTGGGCTTCCGCAGTTCCAAGGTCAGGATGACCGCGCTATAGCCCAGAGGCTATACGAAGCGATGCAGCGTGAAGAGCATGCTGCCCGCGCTCTCCAGCAGTATCAGTCGATTGTCCCGGTCGCGCAGGAGTATCTCCAGCACCGGCAGGCGTATCAGGAGTGGCTGGCCTCGCGCAACAAGCCGCAGCCGCAGGCCCAAGCCCCGGTCCAGCAGCCCAAGCAAGATTCGTGGTGGAACCCGCCGCAGATCAAGGATTCCTACAAGCGGTATCTGACGCGAGACGAGAACGGTCGCGAGATCATCGATCCCAATGCGCCGCTCGATGCCAAGGCCGCGCTTCAGGATTATCAGGATTACCGGGCGAATTTTGCCCAGAAGTTCCTCGATAACCCCGAGCAGACCCTTGGCCCGATGGTCGAAAAGGTCGCCGTGGAGCGCGCCGAGCAGATCATCGAGCAGCGTTTGGGCCGCATGCAGGACGAGCAGTACGTGTCCGGTCTGGAGCGCGAAAACAAAGATTGGCTCTACGACGAAAAAGGGAATGTCTCTGCGGAAGGCATGGCGGTCCAGAAATACATTGGAGACGCCAAGGCACTTGGTATCTCTGGCGCGCAGGCCCGCTGGGACTTTGCGACCAAGATGGTTGAACGGGATTTGCTTCTCGCCAACCTTCGACAGTCGCAGATGCCGCAGCAGGCCATGCCGCAAATGCAGCAACCAGTACCACAAGCACAGCAGCGACCGACAGCAGAACAGCAAAACATGGACTTCCTGCGACAGCAGGCCATGCGAACTGCGAGCCAGAGGTCGGCGGCAACAACCACAGCGAGAACCCCAGCCAAGCCTATGACCTTTGAAGAGCGTCTCCTTTCGGATGCTCAAGAAGCGGGCTTGCTGTAAACAAGGAGTTAAGGCGACATGGCGTCACCCACCGATTGGTCCCGAGTTATTGCCACGACTATCGTCAACCATCTTCGCGAGGAAGAGGTGGCGACGTTCCGCAAGTTCAAGGTCTTCGCGCTGCTTGAGTCTTCGGGCAACGTGATTATGAACCAGAGCGGTCGCGGGTTCGATTGGAACGTGAGGTTCCGGTCGGCCCCTGTGTCTGGGAACACGGGCGACACGCCGCGCACCTTCTCGCGCATCAACATGTGGAAGCGCGCCGAACTCCCGTGGCGCGGCTTCACGACCACTGACGCGATCTACCGGCGTGAAATGCTGGAGAACCGTGGTCAGCAGGCGTTGGTCGATGTGGCGGGAAAAATGGCCGAGCGTCTCAAGGAGTCGCTTGAGCAGCACCTGTCGTATCAACCCTACCGGGACGGCAGTGCCGCCGGTGCGGAGAATGATTTTCACGGCCTCGAAAGTTTTCTGTCGTATGACGGCACGATCAGCGAGGCCGCTGGTGCCGGTCCTGCCGAGAAGCGGACGAGCGGCAACACGGGTGATCGTTACGGCTACACCAACGACACCTACGCTGGCCTCTCGACGCAGTTGGGTTACTACGGCGGCGGTCGCATCGGCGCGACCACTGGCGTGTGGCCGAACGTGCCGGTGGACCCCGAGTTTGATTTTTACTCTCCCCTTGTGATCAACACGAACGCGACCTCGTTCAACAACCTCTCCACTGCCAAGGGCAACTGGAAGGTGAACTGCGTTCAGGCGATTCGCGAAGGCATCCACGGCTGCAAGCGAAATGACACGAAGGAGTCGCAGATCGACCTCGTCGTGGTTGACCGGCAGATGTATATCCAATTTTTGAACGAGTACTCCGAGAAGGAGCGCATCGTTGTGTCGAAGGAAGGCGGCCTCAAGTCGCTGGGCTTCAGCGATGTGGTGACCCTCGACGGCGTCGAAGTGACGAGCGAGTACGCCGTGCCGCCGGGTAAGGGCTACGGACTCAGCATCGGGAACATGGAACTTCGCTGCCTTGAGAATCAACTCATGGTGGCTGAAGGCCCATTCTTTTCGGAAGAAACTCAAAGTTATCGCTACGCATGCAGCACTTTGGGCAACTTCAAGTTTAAGTCGCCCAGGTCGTTTTTCATGCTCGCCCCCGTGACCGCCGAAGTCTGACAAGGAGTTCAAGATCACATGAGTGCAATTTTCTCTGATCCCCAGTGGCGTCGTGGCACTACTCTCCTCAGTGGAGAGCAGATCGAACTCGATGCGGCTGGCGTCCCGGTGGCTGGCGGCGAGATCGTCGGTCAGGTCAAGGCGTTTCAGGACGTTAACCCGGTTGGTCGTGGCGAGCGGTACAGTAACCGCCTCGTCTACTGCGTTGCCGCCCGCTACAAGGGTGCGAACGTGGCGGACGCTTCGACGGTGGCTGGGCAGGCGGTTCTGTTCGACGCAGCGGCCCCGCTGACGGAGTTCACTGGCTTCCTCACCACCAGCAACCACGCTGCCGGTTCTGCCATCGGTGTGCTTGACGAGTATCTGACCGGCACGCTCCGCACGAACGACATCGTGTGGATCGTGGTCAAGGGTCCGACCTCCATCAAGCGCACGGCGGCTGCGGTCAATGCCGGTGCTGCGGTGCAGGCGTCCTCAACCGCTGGCTCGATTGTCACTGCCACCACTGGCACCGTGATCGGTCAGCAGATTGCTGGCGCGAACACTGCCGCCACGGTGGGCCTGACCCGCGTCAACCTGTTCAGCGACGAAATCTAAATCGCCGCAAACACACCATGCGAACAACAGCCTGCGGCTAACCCCCGTGGGCTGTTTCGCTTTTCGGAAAATGGAAAACCGTACTTGCTCCATCTGCGGCAACGAGTTCCCGCTGGACAAGGAGCATTTCCGTTGGCGGGTGCAGAACGGCAAGGGCTACTTCACAGCCGAGTGTCGCGCCTGCATTGCCAAGGAGAAGCAGAAGGCGGAATTGCGGGCCAAGGCCCGCCAGAAGGCTGCGCTCGACAAGATCGAGGCGGCAGGCGTTGACCTGTTCTGCGCCTCGACGGTGGCCGGGGGAAGCAACATCCCCCACACCGCCGAGTTAGTGGAGCGGGTATTCGGATACTTCGGCGGCGTGGGTGGGTTCTCGTCCGTACTGGTCAAGCAGTACTTCGACTCCCCTCCCGGCGGCACGGCCAGAAACCGGCTCTTGGAGACGATGTGCCGTTTGGTCACCAAGAACGTCGAGGCCGGTGGCGCGAAGAAACCGTTGCAGTTGTGGTCCGAAGAGGAACTGGAACAGGAACTGAACCAGCGTTTAACCGAGGCCGTGTCCTCGTTCAAGGGAGTCACCATCGATGGCGAAGCGGAAATCCCCAAAAGGCTCACGCAAGAAGCACCCGAAGGTGACGCCGCCCCCGCTTCCGAATCAGGGGGGCATGACGCAGTACCAGCGGGACTCGATCAAGGAAGTCCAAAGCGAACTGCGAGAAAGGCGGCTGGAGGCTCTTCGGCTCTACCGCCCGAATGAGAATCAGGAAGCCGTCCACGCCTGCACTGCGAGTGAAATCCTCGTCATCGGCGGCAATCGATCCGGCAAGTCCCTCTGCACGTTTGTCGAAGACGCGAGGGCAGTGACCGGCCAAGACCCGTACAGCAAGTACCCGAAAGAGAACGGCATTCTCGTCATTGTCGGGAAAGATTGGAAACACATCGGATTGGTCTGTGTGCCTCTCCTGTTTCGTGCAGGGGCTTTCCGAATTATCCGCGACGAGAAGACGAACGAGTGGCGGGCCTACAACCCCGTCACCGACGCGCACCGCAAGGGCGAGACGAAGCCTGCGCCGCCGCTGATCCCGCCTCGCATGATCAAGAAGCAGAGTTGGGTTCTCAAGTCAGCCAACTACATGCAGTACTGCCAACTGCACAACGGATGGGAGATTCACTTCTTCTCGTCCGAAGGCGAGCCGGTACAGGGATTTCAATGTAACCGTGCGCACATTGACGAGGACATTAACAACGAGAATTGGGTGCCTGAACTTCAGGCGCGTCTCGTTGACCGACGCGGAGTACTTTCTTGGTCGGCTATGCCACATTCCACGAATAATGCGCTGCTTGGGCTGAAGGAACGCGCGGACGCAAGCGAGCAGGCGTTGGGCGACAAGTCGATCATCCGTCAGTTCAAACTGCGCATGCTCGACAACCCTTATCTGGATACGGAGGAGAAGAAGAAGTCCATCGAGCGGTGGGCTGCGCTGGGCGAAGACGTTCTCCGCATGCGAGCCGAGGGCGATTTCGTCACCGACTCCGTCCTGTGCTATCCGAACTTCGACATGCGGATTCACGGGATGGAGAGATCGGAACTCCCCGATGGGCAGATTCCGCACGAATGGACGAGATATGCCGTGATCGATCCGGGCCACTCCGTCACGGCAGTGCTTCTCTGTGCCGTTCCGCCGAACGAGGACTACTGGCTCGTCTACGACCAGTTGTATCTCAGGCAGTGCAATGCCGAGGTGTTTGGCGAGGAGTTCACCAAGAAGGTCAGGAACTGGCATTTCCACGCCTTCTTGATTGACGCCCACGGTGGCCGGTTGCGCGACATTGGCTCCGGTCGGCTCCCCGTCGAGCAGTACACCGAGCAACTCATCAAGCGCGGGGTGCGCAGCCAGATCACCGGCTCCAGTTTTCTTGCTGGCTGCGATGACATTCAGGCCCGCATGGAAAGCACCCGCACGGCCCTGCATATCCGCCCGCAGGGTACGCCGACGCTGCGAGTCCTGCGCGGCTCCTGCCCGGACCTAGAGCGCGAGATCAAGCGATACCGCAAGTTGGTGAACTACGTTGCTGGAACGGCCATCGTGACAGACAAGCCCAACACCAAGGGCGAGGTTCACTTGTGCCAATGTCTTGAGTATCTCTGCGCGTACCGCCCAAAGTACCACCGTCCTCCAGTGCGCAATGGCGAGCCAGAGCCATGGTGGGTTCAGTGGCAGAAGGATCGGAAAAAGCGGCTGGGGGAAGGTGGGGGTGCATTCGTATGCTTGGGTCCACAAGGAGGACAGTCGAATGAGTTCAACTGAATGGAAGATGCCGCGCCCGAACATTGGCGACATTGTCCTGTTTTCCAAGGACTATCAGAACTTCACCGACCCCTGCATTGGCTTCGTTGCGAAGGAACCGGGTTCCTCGACCATAACCATTCTGACGTTTACCCCCACGGGGTATTCCATGGTCTACAACAGTTGCCACCATCGGAGCGATCCGGCTCTTAGGGGTGACCACGGCTGGCAAGACCTTGGCGTCTGGGAGTTCGCGCCCATCACCGCGACCATCCGAGAACTAAGCGCGGAGCCAACCAGTGTCCGAAAGTCTGCCAAGTAACAACCCGCTGCGGCAGATCGTCACGACTTGGGTCAAGAAACTCAAGGCGGCGGAGAAGTACAAAAAGCCCTTCTCCGATGACGCTAAAGAAGCGTCCATGTTCTTCGACGGCGAGACGAACTGGATGTGGCGGGACTCCTACGCCCGTGGCGAGCGTGGCTACAACTCGTCCATTGCTCCTCCCGCCTTCCGCATGCAACTCAACAAGGTGTTTGAGTTGGTGGAGATATTCGCGTCTGTCATCTAC